TGCTACATACAATAATGGAATTACTAGTAATGGTGCAACAAGTGGAACAATACGATTTGAAGTTCCATTTAATGCTCCGAACACTTTATATTATCAATGCACTGCTCATGCTGGAATGGGTAACACAATAAGCATTTATCCAAACACCATCTAAAATGCTTAATAAATAACTAAAAAAATACCGTCAAATGGCTGCAATTATAACTGATCAGATTAGAATATTAAACGCTAAGAATTTTGTGTCTGGTGTAAGTTCCTCGGCAAACTCTTATTATTCTTTTATTGGATTACCAAATCCAACTGAATATCAAACTGATTGGGATGAAAACCCACCTGCTCCAAAAGATAATTTTGATGAAGAGAATAGTTATTGGGACACCATGATTGCTCTGAAGAAAATTAATTCTTCAGATGTTCGTCAAGTTGTTCCAAAGAGAATTTGGACTTCTGGAACAACATATGATATGTATCGTCATGATTATAGTAGAACAAATATAGCTAAAGTTTCTGGAGCAACAAACTTATATTCTGCTTTTTACTTTGTAATGAATAGTGAGTATAGAGTTTATATTTGCCTACAAAATGGCACAACTCCAGAAACACCTAACGGAAAACCTTCTTTAGATGAGCCCCTTTTCACTGATTTAGAACCAAGAGCAGCTGGATCAAGTGGAGATGGTTATATTTGGAAATACCTTTATACAATTAAACCAGCAGACATCGTAAAATTTGAGTCAACTGATTTTATTCCAGTTCCCTCAAACTGGAGTAATTCAATAGACAACTCTGCAATAAGAGAAAATGCTATTGATGGTTCAATAAAAATTATAACAATTACAAATAGAGGAGTTGGAATAGGAACAGCAAACACAACATACACTAGAGTTCCTATCAAAGGAGATGGAAGTGGTGCGGAATGCACTATCGTTATCAATAATGATCAAGAAGTAGAAACAGTAACGGTTTCAAATCAAGGTTCTGAATACACTTACGCAAATGTTGACTTAGTTGGAGGAAATATTCCAACAGGAACTACAAGACCAACATTTGACGTGATTATGTCACCAAAAGGAGGACATGGACATGATGTTTATAGAGAACTTGGTGCATATAATGTTTTACTCTATTCTAGAATAGAAAATAATAATGAGAATCCAGATTTTATTACAGGAAACCAAATAGCAAGAGTTGGAGTTATAGAAAATCCAGAAGTAACTACCGGTACTCTTTTAACTTCAGATAGAGCTAGTGCAGTAAATGCTCTTCGTCTCACTGGTACTGGATATAGTTCAGCTACATTTACTGCAGATTCTTTTGTTACTCAAACCGTTTCAACTGGAACAACTGCAGTCGGTAGAGTTATAAGTTATAATCAAACAACTGGAGTTTTAAAATATTGGCAGGATAGAACTCTTGTTGGATTTAATACCGTTGGAACTGCACAAACAAATCCAAGTTATGGATTTGATTTAACAGAATTTACATCATCTCCAGGCACAGGTGGAGCATTGACTATTTCTGGAGGTTCTATAGGAAATCTAAGTATTGACAGTAGCTTTAGTGGTATATCTACCATAATAAATAATAGGACATACTACCTTGGTCAGACTTTTTCTAATGGAATTTCAAGTCCAGAAGTAAAAAGACATTCGGGAAACATCATCTACGTTGACAATAGACCCGCAATTACAAGGTCATCAAACCAAAAAGAAGATATTAAAGTCATTTTGCAGTTCTAAAGAATTATGGCCCAGCAAACAAATCTCAATGTAGCACCGTATTTCGATGACTTTAATCCAAATAATGATTACCATCGAGTTCTTTTTAAGCCAGGATATCCTGTTCAAGCAAGAGAATTAACGACTTTACAGTCTATTTTACAGAACCAAATTGAAAAATTTGGACAACACTTTTTTAAAGAAGGTGCAAAAGTTATTCCGGGAAATACCGGATATAATGCAATTTATTATGCAATACAACTCCAAAATGACTATTTGGGTGTTCCCGTAGCAGCATACGCTGAACAACTAGTCGGTTCAAAAATAATCGGCAGAACTTCTGGAGTAACTGCTGTAGTAGATAAAGTTCTTTTGCCCCAAGATTCTGAGAGGGGGAATCTAACTTTATACATCAATTATTTAAATTCTAGTACTCAAAATAATTCCACTCAACAATTTTCTGATGGAGAACTTTTAACATCAAACATTGTTATTACATCAGGACTTTTAGGAAATACAACTATTCAATCAGGGGAACCATTTGCAATAACTTTAGCAAATAACGCAGCTGCTGTTGGTTCTTCTTTTAATATTTCTGAAGGTGTTTACTTTATTAGAGGAAATTTTGTTAATGTAAATACAGAAACATTAATATTAGATAAATATTCAAACAGACCAAATTACAGAATTGGACTTTTTATTAATGAAGAGATAGTCACTTCAGATATTGATGAAGCATTAACAGATAATTCTCAAGGAGAAAATAATTACGCAGCTCCTGGTGCAGATAGATTAAAAATATCCACATTTTTATTTAAAAAGTCTCTAACAGACTTTGATGATAATAATTTTATCGAACTTGCAACTGTTGTAGATGGAGAAATTCGCACAAAACAAAATACAACAAGTTATAGTATCATCACAGATGAGTTAGCAAGAAGAACTTATGCAGAATCTGGAGATTATGTTGTTTCTCCATTTGATATTTCAGTTAAAGATTCTTTGAACAATAACAGAGGGAATCGTGGAGTTTTCAACCAAGGACAGTTTACTTATGGAGGAGCAACTCCTGATGATAATCTAGCACTTTATCAAATTTCTCCAGGTAAAGCTTTCGTTAGAGGGTACGAAGTCGATTTAATTTCAACGACATTTCTGGATGTTGATAAACCAAGGACTACAAAAATATTAGAAAATCAATCATTAGTTTATAACACAGGTCCAACACTAAGACTTAATAAAGTTTATGGAGCACCACAGGTAGGATTAGGAAATACTTTCGTTTTAAGTTTAAGAGATCAAAGAGTTGGTTCTTCAAGCACTACGGCTGCTGGTTCTGAAGTTGGATTAGCTAGAGTTTATGACTTTAAGTTAGAATCGGGTTCGTACAATTCTTCAAATAAAAATTTAAATGAATGGCATGTATCTCTTTTTGACATACAACCATTTACAAAAATACATCTAAATTATGAAACAAGTCTTACTGTCCCAACATACGTAAAGGGAAACAATAGTGGGGCATCTGGATTTTTAAAAGATAGTACTTCTTCAAGTAAATCAGTAACATTATATGATGTCAAAGGAAAATTTATTCCGAATGAATCTCTTTCATTTAATGGTATTGAATCTGGTCTAATTGGCGTAGCAGTTACCGCTTATGGAATATCAGATGTAAAATCAGTTTATGGAAAAGTTGGAGCAGCAAATACTTTCAACGCTGATGTAATTCAAACATCGACTGGTGTTATAGGTATTGCAACAGTCGGAGTTCAAACTAATTTCCAAAATGAAGAGTTGTTTAGAACAACAATAACACATACAGTTGGAGTTGGTTCTACAGTTATTTACTTAGATTCACTTCAGTATAGTCCAAATGGAATTGACAACGTTTCAATCTCTATAGGTAATTCCATTACTGCGGGCGAAATAAATGGAATAGGAGTAACTAATGCTCCTGTGGTGTCTGTTGCTAGCACTTATATTGTAATTAATTCAGCAAACGTTGATTCTATCGGAGTAACTACAACATTAAGTTCAGGAATCTCAACAACAGTTGGATTTGGATCAACTACAATTTATGTGACCAGTATTCCATCAGGTGTTACCATAGGAAGCAGCATTACTGTTGGAACTGGTCTAACAGCAGCTCCTATTGTTGCCGTTGGAAACACTTTTGTTGTAGTTTCATCTGGGTCAACCTTAAATTCGCCTCTGAGAACAACGGTCAGTTCTTTAGTTGGAGTTGGATCCACTTCAATTTTTGTGGGAATTGTAACCGGAGTTGTTGCTGGGGTCAGTTCTATGTCTGTAGGAACTATCCTTAAAAATGTTGCTATCGTTTCCGTTGGCGATACTTTTGTAAATATCGGAGCAGCAGATACTGCAGCATCTACAATCTCAGCAGGTGTAGCGGTTACTTTTAATAATGTTTCATCCATGATAACTGGAACTGCTGTAACCTTCTCAAGAATTTCTAGACTTGTTAGTGGAGATGAAGTTGTAATATCAAATCCACTATTAACTAGTACAATAAGATCAGCAAATCCTTTATTCCCAGGTGTTAATCGACTATTCAAAAATAACCTAATTTCTTATACAGATACAACTCTTCCTGACCCAGTTTTTGCAAGAATTGTTAGTGTTGGAACTACTGCTATAGAAGTTACTAATATCCAAACTGTTTCTGGAATAACTTCTTCACGTTTACCATCATCATCTTCTCTAGAAGTTACTGATTTAAAAGTAATTAGAACCAACTTAGAATCATCATTAGACAATACTTTATACACAAAACTACCAAAAACCAATATTTCTAGTGTTGATATCTCAAGTTCTATTTTAAAAATTAGAAAAACTTTTACAGTAAATATATCTGGAAATCAACTATCAGCAAACGTAACAGCGGGAACAAATGAGACGTTCTCTGCTTTTGATGTCGAAAGATATTCTCTCGTTAGATCTGATGGGACTGTTGAGACATTAACGTCTGACATGTTTGCTTTTATTGCTGGAGGAACGCAATTACAAATTTATAATCTTGGTTCTAATGATACAGGAGCAACTTTAACAGCAACACTAGAAAAAATAAATCCAAAATCAAAAGTAAAGAGAAAAAATAGAGTAAAATCTCTGCTGATAAGTAATTCAAAATATGATGGATCTGGAATTGGAGCCACAACCTTAAATGATGGATTAACATATGGAAATTATCCATATGGAACAAGAGTTCAGGATGAAATTATCTCATTGAACACTCCAGACATTATTGAAATTCATGGAATATATCAGTCTGCAGACACAACTGATCCATCTCCACCAAAAGTTGTACTTGCATCTATTACAAGCCAATCATCAACAACATCTGAATTGATTATCGGAGAAGAGATGGTCGGACAGACCAGTGGAGCCATAGCAATTGTTGCCGAAAAACTAACTGCTTCACAAATTTCTTTCATTTATAAGAATCAAAATACTTTCAATGAAGGTGAAGTTATTTCTTTCAGAGAAAGTTCAATTCAAGCACAGTCAGTTACCTTAGACACACAAAGTTTTGATATATCTTTTGAATATACATTTAATAATGGTCAAAATGGAACAAACTATGGTCCTGGTTATTTGATAAGAAAGTCTTCTAGCGTAGAGCCAACTAAAAAGTTAAAGGTATACTTTAGTAGTGGATATTATGACTCCACTGATGATGGAGATATCACAACAGCGAGTTCATATAATACTTTTGATTATTCATTAGAAATACCAACTATTGATAATACTAGAGTTACCGATATTCTAGATATTAGACCAAGAGTTTCTGATTATACAGTTTCTGAAAATAGTCGTTCTCCACTAGAATTCTATGGAAGAACTTTTAATTCAACCGGAAATTCTTCAATAAATGTTTTAGCATCAGATGAAACTATCTTAACAACTTTCTCTTTCTATCTCGGAAGAATAGACAGAATTTATCTAGGAAAAGATGGTAAGCTTCAAGTAAAATATGGCACTCCAGCAGAAAAACCAGAAAAACCAGTTTCAGTTGATGATTCACTGGAAATTGCCACAATAAATTTACCACCATATCTATACTCACCTGGACAAGCTTCTATTGAATTCTTAGAGCATAAGAGATATAGAATGGTTGATATTAAACAACTTGAAAATAGAATTAAAAACTTAGAATATTACACAACTTTATCATTATTAGAGACAAATACATCCAATCTCTTTATTCCAGACTCAGATGGATTGAATAGATTTAAATCTGGATTTTTTGTTGATAATTTCTCATCTTTCCTACCACAAGAAAATAGAATTTCGATAAAAAATAGTGTCGATGCTCAAAATAAAGAACTAAGACCAAGCCACTATACCACTTCTATTGATTTAATAGAGGGTCCAGTTGTTGGATTAGATCCAAATGCAGATCTTGCATTTGAACCAATTGAAGGAATTAATGTAAGAAAAACTGGAGATATTTTAACTCTTGATTATGCAGAAGTTGAGTGGTTAAAACAATCGTTTGCAACTCGCGCAGAAAGTGTTACTCCATTTTTAATCAGTTTCTGGCAAGGAACTGTTGAATTAACTCCAGCAACTGATACCTGGATTGATACTACAAGACTTGAAGCAAAAATTATTAATGCTGAGGGCAATTATGCAGAAACAATTGCAAATGCATCGAGAACATTAAATGTTGATCCACAAACTGGTTTTGCACCAACTGTTTGGAATGCTTGGGTCACTAATTGGACAGGACAAGATGTTATTGAAACAACTAGAACAAGAACTCAATTTGGTGACGCAACCGGTTGGGGTGGACGTGCTTGGTGGGGAACAGTAACAGATACTACTTTTGAAGATACCTTTAGAGAAGTTAGAGATACTGGAATTGAAACTAGAAATGGTGTAAGAACCGTAGTTACTGAACAATTTGATAGAACTTCTGTCGGTGATAGAGTTGTTCGTAGGGACTTAGTTCCTTACATGAGATCTAGAAATGTTCAATTTGTCTCTAAGAAAGTAAAACCACTTACACAACTCTATGCGTTCTTCGATGGAGTTGATGTAACCAAGTATTGTGTTCCAAAATTACTAGAAATCTCCATGTTGTCTGGAGTTTTCCAAGTTGGTGAAACTGTGACAGGATATGTTCAAGCAACAGGGCTTGGTCAAGGAACTGAAGATGTTTCTGCGAAAATAACGTTTAGAGTTGCACAAACTAATCATAAAGAAGGACCATATAATATACCAAGTTCTACATATCCACAAAATCCATATAATTCTCAAATTTTACCAGAATCTTACTCTTCAACATCAACAATACTGAATGTTGACACGTTCTCACTCTCAAATGCACCTCAAGGAGAATTTAGTGGATGGGTAGAGCCTGGTATGATTCTTGTTGGGAAAACAAGTCAAGCTCAAGCAACAATTAGTAATGTCAGACTGGTTTCCGACTTGTCAGCAACACTAATTGGAAGTTACTATATTCCAAATCCAAATCTAAACATACATCCAAGATTTGAAGCAGGAACAAAAACTTTCACTCTCGTAAATGACAATACCAATGATCAAAACTTAGCAACAACAGTAGCTGAAGAAGCATTTACCTCAAGTGGAACTCTTGAAACGGTTCAGGAAAATATTATTTCAGTTAGAAATGCTAGAATTGAGAATAAACAGGTATTTGAAGAAAGAGCGGTTGCTAGAACAACTGGTAGTCAACTTGTTAACAGTAGAGTTATCGCACAAACTCAAAGGCAGGGAATTATTGGATGGTATGATCCTCTAGCACAATCTTTCTTGGTCGATAATGAAACAGGTGTATTCTTAACAAGTTGTGATGTATTCTTTAGATCAAAAGATGATGCCGATATTCCTGTTACTTTCCAATTGAGAACGATGCAGGGAGGATTCCCAACACAAAATGTAATTCCTTTCTCTGAAATTGTTCTAGAACCAGGTGAGGTTAATATTTCCGGTGATGGAAGTGTGGCTACAAATGTTCAATTCAAATCTCCAATTTATTTGGAAGGCGGAAAAGAATATTGTATATGTTTAGCATCAAACTCAACAAAATATAGTGTTTATATTTCAAGAATAGGTGAAAATGATCTGTTGTCCCAGACATTTATTTCCAATCAACCATACTTAGGTTCACTCTTTAAATCTCAAAATGCTTCTACTTGGGAAGCAAGTCAGTGGGAGGATCTAAAGTTTACTCTATACAGAGCTGATTTTATTGAAAATGGAACAGTTGAGTTTTATAGTCCTCAACTATCTGAAGGAAATGGTCAAGTTGCAAAACTCTTACCAAATTCCCTCAATTTCAATTCAAAGAGAGTTAGAGTAAGTCTCGCATCAACAATTAATGATGCTAATTTAACTTTAGGTAATACAATTATTCAAGTTGGAACTGGTGCAACAGGAAATTATGTTGGTAGTGCTGGTATTGCAACTGGAACTCTATCAATAACTAATTCTGGAATTGGATATACTCCATCGTCTGGGTCATTAACTTACAACAATGTTGTTCTTTCTAGAATCACAGGAAATGGTGCTGGAGCTTTAGCTAACATCACAGTCAGTAACGGTGTTGCAATTGCAGCAACAGTTGTTAATGGTGGAAATGGTTATAAAGTTGGCGATACCGTTGGTATTACTACTTTGGGTTCAATTACAGTTGGTAGAGACGCTAAATTTACCATTGTTTCTATTGCAAATACAAATCAACTCATAATTGACAATGTTCAAGGCGATTTTGCAGTTGGTTCTGCA